GAAGGGTGGAGACTTGATTATTTCTTTACTAAGAATATTAGTCAAGTGTCCAGTAAATGTTTAAAATATATTGGAGAGAATAACGAAAGTATTCCTTTAGCGAGTGATCATGCCCCTGTTTTGTTAATTGCAAAATAATTAAATTTATTCAGCGCTTAGTTTTGAGACTTGTTTATTAGAAAATAAAACAGCTACCATACCAGCCCAAATTGATGTTAAAATAACAATCATTGCGCCTGTACCCCACCACATTGCATTGTCTATTCCCTGCTGTCCACAATCACCTCTTGCGCAACAGCCGTTACCGAATGAAGTTCCTGTATTAGCATAGCGTAGCTCATTGAATGCGGAAAATAGTAAACTTAATACTACAATTATTCCTGTTAGTAGAGTTAAATTTCCGATGCTAATAAATGCCATTTATTAATATTAAAACATTTTAATTTTAATTTTTTATATATTTATATTTATATTTCTTTCCAAAAATCTTTTAACGTGTAATTTTTAATTTTATCAAATTCTAAGTTAAGAATGTTCATTTTGTCCGTTAATAAATCTATTGCGTCTTTACTAAATGAATGTATTTTCATATCTGTAAGATATGTATAACTATCATCAATCTTAGAATATTTTTTGTCTTCGAGTTGTGAATTAATATAGTCTAATTTTTGTCTAAATATTTTGATATTTTCATAAATCACATCATTAATGAATGCGATTTTTGAAGTAATTATGTCCAATTCTTTTTTAATTTTAGTGGTCAAATAAATTTGTCTTTTAATAAAATATTCATTTCTTATTCTCCAAAATCTGTATATAATTTCTTCTGCGCTTTCCATTTTAACTATTTTATCATTTTCGTCAAAAACGTACATATTTTTCCCAGAGATATGTGAGAACAATTTTAGTTTTTTCTCTATTTCTCTATTATTTGTCCATTCTATAATAATCTCTAGAGGAAAACTTAATTCAAAATAAATCTCTGTATCTGTTGAATTATTTTTATAAGAATAAATAATTTCGTCTGTTTCAAGTTTATCTAGAAAACTTTTATAATCTTCTGTCCATGTACCAATAGGTAATTCAGTTATTATTATTTTATTTTTTTTAACTTCATAAACTCCGTGAGTAGTCCATTTATTAGTTTCTACTTTTACAATATTTCCAGTAAATCCTTTGTACCATGGATATAATTCTTCTATTTCATAGTCTTCGTTTTCAGTCAGTTTTAAAAGTCGATCTTTTATGTCTATTGGATTAAAACATGGAATATCTGTAGAAAATCCCGTTCCGATACCTTTCGCTCCATTAATTAAAATTATCGGTAAATTTGGTACGTAATATCTAGGTTCAATAGAAAATCCATCATCGTCTAGATATTCCAACAGATTGTAGTCTTCTGGATTAAAAAGTTTTTTAAATTCTTTAGACAAATTTGTAAAGATATATCTTGGACTTGCGGAATCTCTGCCACCAAAAAGCCGCGTCCCAAATTGTCCATTTGGTTCTAGTAAATTAAAATTATTAGATCCAACAAAATTTTGAGCAAGATTTATAATTGTATCTTGCAGACTTGCTTCGCCGTGATGATAACTCGATACTTCAGATACGTATCCAGACAATTGTGAAACTTTTATTTCTGAATATAATTTTTTTTTGATGCAAGCAAAAATTACTTTCCTCTGCGAAGGTTTCAGTCCATCTATAAAACTAGGAATAGATCTCACATTGTCTGCTATAGAAAACAAAACGAGTTCCTTGTTAATCAAAGATGATATACTAACTTTACTAGAAGTATAGTCAATAATTTTTGGATTTTTAATATTTTCTAAAATCCATTGTTTTCTAGAATCAGATTCAGTCTTGCTAAATGCCAAATTTAAATATTTATCGTCTTCTTCAGAACAGTTTTTATAATCAAGAGTTTTCATTTCTTTGAAATATTCTTTTGCTTCAATTGTTGTACTTGTACCAAGTCCCTTATAATATTTAATCTTGAATTTAGATGTATCGTTGTTGCATTTCCATGAATTGTAATCGCTTATATTATAAAAAGGTATGGTTAAGTTTTTATGAGAAACTTTAACAATTGGGGTAATAAGAGCGGATACAAAGTCTGTTTTCAAGAGTTCGGGCCAACCATCTCCTATAAAATTAACTAGGAGACTTTTAATATGAAATCCGTCTGTATCTGCATCGGTCATTACCAGTATTCTTCCATATCTAAGTTCTGAAATACATTTGTATTTTTTTCCAGTTTGAAGCCCAATTATTTTTTTGATATTGTTAATTTCTTCATTATTCGCAAGCTGAGCATATGTTGCAGTTTTAGTATTCAAAAGTTTTCCGCGAAGTGGAAAGACTCCGTAATAATCTCTTCCAACTACAGATAAACCAGAAATTGCTGTAGCTTTAGCGGAATCTCCTTCTGTAAAAATAATGGTACAATTTTTAGAGTCTTTTGTTCCAGCTTTATTTGCGTCATCGAGTTTCGGAATTAAAATTCTCCCAACTTTTTTGCCGTCTGTTTTTTGTAGAGATTTCTTTTCTTTAGCTTCTGCTATAGCTAAAATATTTTCTATTATACCGAGTTTTGCAATTTGAGATATAAAATCATCTGAATGAGTAAATTTAGAACCAAAGTCTGAAACTTTTGTTATGTGTTTCTCTTTTGTCTGCGAAGAATAAGTAGCGTTGTCTATGAAACAGTTTATAAAAACAAACAAATTATCTTTGATATATTGAGGTTTGATTGTTAAACTTTTGTGCTTCTCTTGAATAATTTCAGTAAGTTTTTTAATAAGTGGATTAATTACATGATCCACGTGGCTTCCGCCATCGGTCGTACATATTCCATTTACAAAAGAAATACATTGAAACCCGTTTTGTGAAGCAGATACTGACACCTTCCATCTTTCATTCTCTTGAATTACTCGCGGATTTGTTTTTATTTGTCCAATATAAACAGAAACAAAATCTGAAAAATTTTTAATAGGTAATTTTTTACCGTTCAAAAAAATGTCTACGGTTTTTGGAGTTATCGCACAAATATCGAATACTCTTTTAATTAAAACATCTAATGTATCATCTGATATACATGCTACACCAAATTTTTCAAAATCGGGATAAAAAGTTATTTTAGTATATTCTTTCGAAGATTTAGAAATTTGTGGTTCTCTTATAATACTTAAATTTTTTTCGTATGTTTGTGAGTATTTTTTCCCATCTTTTGCTGTTTCAACTGTAAATAAATTTGAAAATATAGCGGTTAGTTTAGCTCCAAGTCCGTTTAATCCGCCGGTCGTTCTTTTAACTGTATCATCGTAATTACTTGAGGTTAAAAGATTTGCAAATATCAATTCTGGAATATATATTTTATATTCAGGATGGGTTTCTATTGGGATTCCAGAATCATTATAAACAGAAATAAATTTATCGTTAATTTCGACTTTTATACATTTTACCAATTTATTTCTTTGAACTTCATCTGCTGCGTTTACCAATATTTCGTCAAATATTTTAAAAATACCAGGATTCCATTTACACGTTTTAAAATTTGCAGTGTTAGTTTCTAGATCTACAATCCAACAATCATTGGTTGTACATTTTGTATCCCCTATGTACATACCTGGTCTAGCCAGTATGTGTTCTATTTGTGTATATTTTTTATAATTATCTACCATCTTATCTTAATTGGTTTATTTTCTATTTTTTTAAACTATTTTTTTTTTAGCAATAATTATATTACAATTTGAGTTCTTCTATATATTTTTCAATATCATTCGCATTATGAAACCCAATTATTTTTTTAATTTTAATGCCAAATTTAATTATTGTGTAAGGAATCGTATAAATTTTATTTTCTATCAAATAGGATTCAAAATTTTCGTTGTCAACCAAAACGTGATAAATAATAGAATTTGGAATATTTACCAAAATCTTATCTAGTTCAGAACACGGAATACACCAGTCTGAACCAAATTTAAAAAAAACTATTTTATCACCATAGTCCAATTTAATTAAATTATTAAATGTATTTAAATCTTTGATAGTAACTCCCATAGTTATATTATATACAAATAGTTTTTAAATCCTTGAAGATCTAAATTAAACCTAACTTAAAATTATCAAGTTTAATTTAGATCTTTATTTTATAAATATAATTATAATATAATGATGTTTTTAGATTTTTATAAATTCGATTTAATGCACTTTTTAATAATTGCATTTTCAAGTTTTGTATTTTACGTGTTATTGAATAAATTAGACAAGGAAGAAAAATATAACAAACTGTGTCTCGGAATATCGTGTTTTTCTGGTTTAATTATAAGTATTATAATTTCTTATTATACAATAGAACCTGATATTCAATTAACTTCAAATTTTTTTACAAATTAGTTAATTATAATTATATTTAGATTCATAATACATTTATATTTCATGGATTAATTCCTTTTTAAAAATATTATTATTTTAATAATGTCTATCAGTTTATCAAAATTTAAACCGAAAAGTATAGAAGAAAGAAGAACAAAAGGCGCTGGTCCACCAACGTGTGTATTTATTGGAAAGCGCGGAACTGGTAAAAGTACATTAGTAGCAGATATATTATATTATATGAGACGCATAAAGGCTGGAGTAGCAATTTCTGCAACCGAAGATGGTAACGCATATTATTCTAATTTTATTCCAGAAATATTAATTCATTCTGAATATAAGCCAGAAATAATACAACAGGTTATTAATAGACAAAAAAAAGTAATAAATTCCGACACAAAGACACCAGATGGGGACGTTTTTGTATTATTGGACGACTGTATGTACGATAAGCGAATGATAAGAGATGTAAATATAAGAGGAATTTTTATGAACGGAAGACATTGGAGAATTACTTTTATGTTAACTATGCAGTATTGTATGGATTTGCCCCCTGACTTGAGATCTAATATAGACTACGTGTTTATTCTTAGAGAAAATATAATTCAAAATCAGGAAAAAATATACAAAAATTTTTTTGGAATTTTTCCACACTTTAGTATATTTCAAGACGTTCTTAATAGTTGTACAGAAGGCTACGATTGTTTAGTACTAGATAATACTTCAAAAAGCAATAATATTCAGGATTGTGTATTTTGGTATAGAGCAAAACCTGGTAGGGAATTTAAAATAGGAACTAAAGAATTATGGAAATTTTGCAAAAAAAATTATGACGAAAAAAAGGCAAAAACTATTCCAGAATACGATAAAAAAAATATGAAGAAAAAGAATACACCAAGTATTTTAGTTAAAAAAATTAAATAATTCTATTTAAAACCTGTTTAAATATAAAAATATAAGTTTTATGGAAAAAATAAATAAATTACTTAAAATACCCCAATATGAACAAAGATCTTCAGAATGGTTCAAACAGAGGGAAAATAAATTAACAAGCTCCGACGCAGCAACTGCTTTAGGCATAAATCCGTATCAAAAAGCCACAGAGGTCCTTTTTAAGAAATGTGGTCATGATTTAAATCCGTTTGTTGGAAATGTTGCAACTTTACATGGTCAGAAGTATGAAAATGAAGCAATAGAAAAATATTGTAAAATAACTGGACAGGTTAATTATAATTTCGGTCTTATAGCGCATGAAGATGTTTATAATAATAAAGATTATTATTGGCTAGCTGGGTCACCGGATGGAATTGCTTTATCCGCAACCGATTGTAATGCTAAACCAATTTTGTTAGAAGTCAAATGTCCGTATAAACGCGTAATTAAACACGGATGTATTCCAGACTATTATTTTCCACAAGTCCAACTTAACATGTTTATATGTGATTTAGAAATAGCTGATTTTATCGAATATAGACCTCCCAACGAAATTAATATAGTACGTGTTAATAGAGATGAAGTATGGTTGAAAGAAAATTTAAACAAATTAGAAATTTTTTGGAAACAAATTGAATTTTATAGAATTAATGATATTAAAACACATCCAAAATTTCCAGTTAAAAAAAATATATTAGATTTGACAGATCCAACAGATTCTGTAGATTCTGTAGATTCTGTAGATTCTGTAGATTTGACAGACTCGATAGATTTGTCAAGATTATCTATAAAAGATATTCCTGAAACTAAAAAAACTTATATTAATAATAATGAAATTATATTGAATAAATATTCAATTAAGGAAACTGGCGATCCTAAATCTAATTCTAAATCTAAATCTAATTCTAAATCTAATTCTAAATGTAATTCTAAATGTAATTCTAAATCTAATAATTTAACTATTAGTGGATATAGTATTATCGATTTATAAATTTACCGATTTATTTTTATAAAATAGATTGCTAAAAAAAATAAGATTTAAAAGATTAAAATATATAATTAATAATAAATGGGCATCCGCGGCCTAAACAACCTTATTAAAAAATATGCTCAGGACGCAGAAGTTATAAAAGATATTAAACAATACAAAGGTTCTATATTTGCAATCGATTGTAGTATTCTATTGTACAAATTTAAGTATGCTTCTCGTTTGGAAAATTCGCATTTAGTTGGTATAGTAAATCGTGTAAAATATTATATGTCTAACGGTATTCTACCTGTTTTTGTGTTTGACGGAAACCCCCCGGATGCTAAAAAAAATACTATACAAAAAAGACAGGACACTAAAGAAAAACTATATGTTAAAATTGAAGAATTGAGAGTCTTGCAAAATAATGCAGAAACAGAAGAAGATAAAAAAAATATTGGCGAAGAAGTGGACAAATTGTCCTCACAAATTATAAGAATTAAGAAATCGCACATAACAGAATGTAAAGAACTTCTTGAAAAATCCGGAATACCATATTGTACAGCCCCAGAAGATGCTGAAAAATATTGTGCTTTTCTACAAATTAATGGATTAGTAGATTATACAGTCACCGATGATACAGACGCTTTAACATTTGGGTGCAAAAAAATTTTGAAGACTTCAATCAATAAGATAGTCGAAACTGATACATATGAAGTAATTTCTAAATTTGGAATGACTATGGATATGTTTGTAGATTTTTGTATTCTATCTGGTTGTGACTATTCAGATACAATTGCTAGTATAGGTCCAGTATCTTCTTTTAATATTATAAAACAACACACCACAATAGAAAATTATATTGAAAAACTAGGTTCAATTCCCGAAAATTTTAACTTTGTGATTGCCAGAAAAATTTTTAAAGAGTTTGATTACGAAATTCCTTGTAAATTTACGATTAATCCTGCCAATAAAAAAGATCTTCTAAAATTTTTAGAAGATAATAATTTCAAAGAAAATGTAATTTCAAAATTTTTAAAAATTTTAATTTAATTTATTTTATTTATTTTAATTTAATTTATTTTAATTTAATTCATTTAATTTATTTTAATTTAAAAAAAAATTATTTTCTTTTGTATTATTAAAATAAGATAATGTACTATGATGATGAAGATATGTATTTTGGTAAGCGCCGCGTAGGCCGTCCCCGCAAAGGTGGTAGATCTACACGTAAATCGATTATCGTAAAGGGGCGTAAGCGCAAGGTTTACAAGGGTAAAAATGGTGCTTTGTATTACCGTTCGCGTTCTGGCAAGGTTTATCTATCTGCTCGCAAGATGATGAAAATGCGTCGCAAGGCTCGCAAAGGTCGCAAGGCTCTCAAGCGTCGCAAGGCTCGTCGCGCTGGCCGACGCCTAAAGATGACTAAATCCGCCATCGCCGCTCGTCGCGCTTACCGTCGCCGTAAGGCTCGTATGAGCTTCTTCGGTTCGTGGTAAATACTACAAAAATTAATATAAATTTATAATTACAATTAATAAAAAATAATTGAATAAATTATTTTCAATTCAATTATTTTTTATTAAAGTACAATAGATAATATTACATAATTTTACATAATTTCATGTATATCGACATTTTCTTTTCTGATATACAATAATTTTTCTATATGTCTTAAAGAACTTGGATAATTTGAACTGACTCTAATTATTATTATTTCATTGTCGGGGTAGTTCAATCCAATGTCTATAACACAATCGTTTTTATAATTATTTAAATTTTTAATTTTATTTATATACATTTCTCCTTCAATAACAGATGAATCTATTTTAGCAAAAATAACATCTTTTCTATAGTTAGATGTATATAATAGTAGATTATTATCGTCTTCTACCACCTTTAAACTAAAATAAATAAAATTACTAGGCTGCCACTTAAAACATCCTCTATTAATGCCTACTACAATAGGCATATTATTAGATATCATAAATATTTCTTCTTCGAATTTAATTAGTGAGTTATTTAAATCATGAAATTCGTCAAGATATTCGCATATTTCGAATGGTGGGTTAGAAGTATTTTTTTTAAAATTTTCTGCTTCGTTTATTCTATCTATAAATGTATACTCATTAATTTTTATTCCTGAGCTATATATAGTATCGTATATAATAATTTTATTTTCATTCACAGTTATATCGAAAAGACTATTTTTATAATAATCGCAATTACAATCTATAGGTATGTCATACATTGATAAATCTCTATAAATTATTACGGATTTATTAGTTGATGTACTATCTGTAAATAAAAATAGCAATGCCTTTTTTTCATTTTTAGTATTTTTTTTATAATAATAGTATAAAAAATTTTTAATTTTAAATAAATTTTTTCTTTCTATGTAGTCGCAGGTTTGTTGTGGAAAAACATGAGAAAATTTACCGTACCATAAATTATTTAATAAAAATTTTACTTTTTTTTTAACTTCTTCATCTTTAATTTCAAACATTTTATAATGCTTATTTTAAATTTATAATAATAAATTTCTTTAAATGAATTATTAAAATACATAAAGAAGTGTATTAATTATTATTATAACCAATGACTACAACATTAAAAGAAGAAGTTCTAATCACATTTTTGCTCGTATTTTATAAAGACAAAATACAAATTTTAAAAGATATAGTTTATCAAAATAATCCGCTTAGTCTACGTATTATAGACTGGTTAGTTACTAACTACTCAAAAAAATATAATGTAATATATCCTATATTTAAAAATAATGGCGATGTAGTATATTTCAATATATATTTAGACTATAAAAATCAATTAAAAGCTTATTCAAAAAAATTTTTCGATCCATTCTGTAGACAAAGACGAATAATTATTAACTGTGAAACGTTAACTTGGAAAGACTATCCGACCGATATATCTTGTATATCTGTAATTGATAAAAACAATTACATAGTAACTACCGTAGGACAATTAAATTTTTTTAAATGGTTTTTAGAAAATAAAATATTTGATTACGCTATATCAAATATTAAATTGATCGATTTTGATATGGGTAGTATTTTTGTAAATAGAAAAAAAGGGAAAAGAATAGTTTTATCTCAGAATGCTGTTAAAGGTGTTTTTACAAGTTCCCAGGCTGTTACTCTAAAATTTTAAAATGTTTACATTTAATAAATGAGAAAAATTAATTCAAATTTCGGTAAGTATCCATTTGAAAAACCATCCCCGATACCAATAACAAATGAAAGAGATCTCGAATTTGCTCGATTACAAAGAGAAGTTCAAGAAGTTCAAAGAATTAATGCTATTCACGATAATTCCTTGACTCTTGCTAGACAGGTTATTAAACGTATAAGAGACACGGTTAACGCAGAAATGTCTGGACATCGCATAATCCCAGCAACTGATCCAGTGTCTTTTGAAGTAAGGGTTATTTTACAAAATTTACGTAGTACTTTTGAAACTTTTGAAAATATAAAAGCAGAAAAAGCAGCAAAAGATTTACTTTTACAAAATCAGATTGTAAAGCGAAGACTTCATAATCTTCGAATTCGGGACGAAGGAGTTTCAGAAAAGGCTAGAATTATGTTCGAAACTTTTTATAATTTAGTTTTTCCTGTTTTTGACATTTATTTAATGGATACTGTACTAATGGAAGGAATTCGAAATCCGAACCTTTTGATGGCGCGTTCTAAAGAAATTGCTAAATATCTTGAATTGCTTCTTGGATTTCAAGAGGATTTACGTAGAGCAGAACGTGGAGTATTCACTAATATTAATACATCTTCATTCGGCATGCCCGGTGGTAGTCTTTCATTCACCGATAATTACGAACTACCTTTACAGAAAATTAAACAGGAAAAAAAATTTTTAAAGTTTATTTATAAAAAAATCGAATCTGCGTCAAGTAAATTTTTAGATAAACTTTCT